CAAGACCTGCTGCTGACCCTTCAACAGTTAGTATGAGGGCACGATGATTTACTTAGATAGCAGATATGCAGACGCTCGTCTTTACAGAGCATATGACGCACGTACTGGAAAATACCCTGTAACTGTCATGCGCATGTACCCTGTATACGAAACAAGTTTTCGTTATCACGAATGGAAAGAGACAGACCGTTTAGACGTGCTTGCTCAAACCTATTTAGGAAGCCCGTCTTTATGGTGGCAGATTATGGATATAAATCCAGAATTAATTGACCCGTTCAATATTCCTTATGGAACACAACTAAGGATTCCAAATGCCTAGTCAATATGTTTTTGGCAATACCTTCAAAGTTGTGTACCCAGACTTTCCTGGGTTCCAAGAAAATCCTAGTAATATTAGGCTTATTCAAAAGGCTGGTCATCAAGACGTTGTTGAGTTACAGTACTACAGCGTCTCTACCTTTTATCAGACTGCTTTAAAACCTGGTTCTTTGATAAAGGTTGTGTGGTCTAATGGAAGTGTCAAAGGAAACTTTTTTGGTCAAGTTTTGAGTGTTAATCCCTCTAAAACTTTTGGTCAAAATAAACCCACAATGATTAAAGCCATAGGCACTGCTCTCTCATTGAAGCAAAATGAGTCAAAAATATGGAGTAACAAACGAGCGTCAGAAATAGTTCAAGAGATTGCCAAAAAGTTTAAATTAAAACCAATAGTTATTCCTACAAAGGCAATACTAACTCAAGAATCAATGGTTGGACAAACTTATTGGCAAAAGTTACGAGAATTAGCAGATAAATCTGGTTATGTATTTCACGTATTTGAAACAGAGTTGTACTTTTTACCTTTTGACACGATGATAAACAAATTTATGGGAAATATTCCTGTTCTTTCTCTTGAAACAAATTATGGTAATGGATATGACAATCAAAACATGTCAACTCTTTTAGAGTTTAACTCAGAGAGTCAGTTGATTCCTCCTCAAATGAGACATTCAAATAGAACTAAAAAAGTTGTAGGAATTGACCCTCTTACGGGTAAGTTTTTTTCTCAAACAAAAGAGCCTGGTAAAACAGGAAAGTCTTTAAGAAAAGCACCTAATGTTCAGTCATTCTCAGAGCATATGTATAACGTAACGGTAGGTAGTAAAACTCTTGCTGAAACCAGAGCAAAAGCGGCTGCGGAATTGTCTAGGTTTAATGAGAGTGCTAAAGGTCAGGCTCAAGGAGACCCACGAGTAGCCCCATATAGGACTGTCCATATTACTGGTACAGGAGTAAATACTGATGGTTTTTGGATTGTAAAGACTGCTGAACATTACATAACTCATGATGGACGTTACTTTGTTGACTTTACTTGTATGACAGATGGTTCTGGAAGCAACAAAGAATCGTCTTTTAGAAAAACTCCAAGAGAAGAAATGTCAGTAAGAAATGTGGCTTATGAGTTAGCCTCTGGTCTTCAAACAACTCCCTCTACAACACAACTAAACGCCAAAAAGATGTTGATAAGTCAAGCAGACAATGGAGTTGAATTCAAACAAAGACGATGGGTAGGTAGATAATGGCAAATAAAGAACTAGCGCTTTCTCTTCCGTTCTCAGTAAACCCTTATGGAAGAATCTCAACTACAACGGAGCGTTCGAAGATATGGCAAGACCGCGTTAGGTCTGTCATTGGTACCTTCTTAGGTGAACGTGTTATGCGCCCAAATTTTGGAGCAGATGTTGTAGACGCAGTTCACGAGACCTCTGAAGAAGCAGTTATCATTATTGAGACACAAGTACGACAAGCCTTTAACACCTATCTTCCAACCCTAACCTTAACAGACGTCATTACTAACTACGATGAAAGCACTGGAATCATGGAGGTAGAAATTGTCTACTCGCTTCCAGAAGCGACGGTTGAGGATGTCTCAAGCACTACAATAGGTCTTGTAAGAATCGCAGGAAACTTACCACCACTTCAGGAGAAACTATGACGATAACGCCAGCCTCTAATATCCCTGTATCGGTCGATTACACCAGCAAGGATTATTATTCGATTAGAGAAGAACTAATCCAAAGAATTCAAGACAGAATTCCAGACTGGAAAGCAAACGACCCCGCTGACTTTGGCGTTGCTTTGGTGGAGGCATTCTCCTACGTTTCAGACATTCTTTCTTATTACATTGACCGTAACGCTAATGAAGCGTTCATCACCACTGCAACACAGCGTGATAGCGTACTAAACATTGCTCGTAACTACGGGTATACCCCTGCTGGATATCGTCAGGCTCTTGTAGAAATTACTTTTTCTAATTCCTCTGGAACAGAAGTCACTCTTCCTGCAGGAACTGTTGTTTCTGGAGACATAGTTATTGACGATACTGTTAATACCATTTACTTCACCACGGTTGCTGAGGCAGTTGTAGCAGAACAAATAGGAAGCACACCAGGTGAAGCCACGGTAACTGCTTCTCATGGTCGTTCCGTAATTCTTGTATCAGATGATGCCACTACAAACGGAGAACTTATTGGTACATCTGATGGACTGCCAGCGATGGCTTTTGAATTAGGTGAGACACCAGTTGTTGAAGATTCTGTTGAAATCTATGTTCAAGACGGAGCAATATTTGTTAAATGGACTGAAGTCCAACACCTAACAGATTACGGTCCAAATGACCAGGTCTACTCAACTTCTCTTGATGAAAATGACGTAGTAACTATTAAATTTGGTGACGGAGTATCTGGAGCAATCCCAACTTTGTATTCAGAGATACGAGCAAAGTACACCGTTGGTGGTGGAAATGAGGGTAACGTAGACGCAGATAGCATAGACACTCTTGTTTATGTTCCTGGTCTTTCAGAGGTACAAGTCACAGCACTACAAGCAGATATCACAGTAAATAACGCAGAAGCAGCCTTTGCTGGTGCTGACCCTGAATCAACAGAACAAGTAAGAACTGCTGCTCCCCTTACTCTGCGAGCAAACAACAGAGCAGTAAGTCTTAACGACTTTTCTACCTTGGCTCTTTCTGTAACAGGAATTGGAAAGGCAAACGCAACTGCATCTGTTTGGTCTTCTGTTACTGTTTACATTGCTCCAACAAGAACCGCAACAGATATCGACGCTGCCCCTGGACTTGATGACTTAGGAAACCCAACAGCAGAATATGACCGTTTAAAGAATGACCTAGAAACATTCTATACAGGAAAGACATTGATTGGAACTACTGTGACTGTGTCTCCACCAGTTTACGTAGATGTAAACGCAACTATTCAATACACAAAGTTAAATCAATACACAACAACAGAAATTGAAACAGCAATCAAACAAAAGATGGTTACGGCATTTGGTTATTCAAATCTCTTCTTTGAAGAGACTATCAATGCTGGTGATATTGAGTTCCAGTTATTACAAATTCCTGGTATTCAAGTTGCTCGTGTTACTCAGTTGTATAGAACTGGAAGCGGCGCTGCACTGACTACTCTTCAGGGAGACCCAGATGAAATCTTCCGTTTCCAAGAAGGTAACCTAAGTATTGGTGAAATCTAGTAATGGATTTTGAACGAAAACTACCTGGGATATATCGAGCAATTGTTCACGATAACAGAGACCCAAAAAAGTTACGAAGACTTAAAGTTAAAGTAACGGCTACTGGTGAACAAATAACCAACTGGATATGGCCTGTTATATCTACTAAACGCCCTCCCGCTATTGGTACAGGTGTTTATGTAATGTACATCGGTGGAGACCCAGAGTATCCAGTATGGATTGGAGAGTTTGGGGAGGCTCCACAAGGCGTGTTTGCTTATGGTTCTTGGTTTAGCACCATAGACCAAACGGCTGCATCTACAAGCACGCAATACATAATGACAGTAAATTCCACAGACTATTCTGAAGGAATATCTGTGGTTAATTCATCCAAGTTTACTGTGCAGGAACGCGGTACATACAACCTGCAATTCTCCGCTCAACTTCAGCACCGAACAGGTGGAGGAGGAGGCCCTGGAGACAACATATGGATTTGGTTAAAAAAGAACGGGTCAAACGTAGCAAATTCAGCAACAAAACTTTACATACCAACAGGAAAGTATCAAGTGGCATCGTGGAATTTTTACTCATCAATGATGCCTGGAGATTATCTAGAGTTGGCGTGGTACGTAGATACGACTGACATAGCCATAGAAGCCAACGGAGCATCAGGTCCCTCACCAGCAGTGCCATCATTGATAGTGACTATGAACCAGATAGCCTGAGTTCAGCAGGTAAATAGGGGGCAAACCTAAGAAAATAGACCGATAGGTCTGAAAGGAAGTCAACGTGACAGCATCGTATCCCTCATCGGTGAAGTCGTTTACCACCAAGGTAGACTTCACTGACACTGTTCTTGCGGCGCACGTAAATGACCTTCAAGATGAAGTCAACTCCATTGAAGCCACGCTTGGGTCAAGCATTAAGACTGGCTCTGGATGGGTTGGTTCTCCTGACTTTGTAACCTCATCTTGGAATACAGTTAAAGACCGAATTACAAACTTAGAATATGTAGCAAAAGTTGCCTACGATGGTCGTAACCCTACTGGCGGTACTACGGGTCAAGTTCTTGTAAAGAATTCTTCAACAAATTACGATTACTCTTGGACAACCTTTACAGGATTGCCAACTCAAACTGGAAACAACGGTTACTTTTTAACAACTAATGGTTCGGCAGCATCCTGGGCCGCTATAAGTCAAGTTCCATCTCAAACTGGTAACAACGGTAAGTACCTAACAACAGACGGTTCTACTGCATCTTGGGTTACAATCTCTACTCCAGAAACAGGTTCTGATAATTTTACATTGATGTTAATGGGAGCATAAGAAGGAGCCACACACGTGGGTAACTACGGTAATTTCGTATACGGTGGTGGCAAGTATGGAGCAACTCCAAAACTTGCATACTCTGTTGAGCCAATGTCTATTACAGTGCTCGACTATGCTCGAACATTTGTTGAATGGCAAACACCATCTGGCGACTTTACACGTATCCGTTTAGTAAGAAGTCAAACAGGCTATCCAGAAAATGAAGAAGATGGCGTTATCGTATGGGAAGAGTTCGCTACTGAAGGTAACGTAACACGATACAACTTTGTTGACAGCGAAGACGCTACAGAACCAATAGTTGGAATTGATTCTGGTCGTCAAATTTATTACAGAATGTTTCTTTATATTGATACTGAGTATTGGG